TTCATTGGCACTCGGGAAGCTATCCCTGTCGCCACCTACAACAGCTTCGATTTCGACAAGCTGCCCGCGATAAGCGCTGGCGGTGTGATCAGGGTCACTGTTACGCCGTCTGCCACGATAGAAGTCATTGCAGCTGGCACCACCGCCTCTGCAGTCGGCCTTAGCACCACTTACTCGGTCGCCCAGGACATCTCCATCCCCATCGGCGCATCTTACGTTGATATCGCTGTATCCGCCGATGAAGCGGGCACGGTTGGCAACATCGCAGCTGGCCAGGACTTCGACCTGAACCCGGCGCCAAACAGCTTCATCTCGGCAACGAACCTGTCAGCATTCGCGTCCGGCCAGGACGAAGAAACCGACGACGAGCAGAAGATCCGCTTTACCGCCTACATTGCCTCGCTCAGCCGGGCGACCAACGCGGCACTCAAGTACGGCCTGAGCACCGCAAGCATCACGGACGGCTTGGGCAACATTATCGAAAGCGTGGCCGCCTCGGCCGTCGTCGAGCCGTACAAGGACGACCCGAACCAGCCGATCGCCCTGGTGGAGTGCTACATCCACAACGGTATCGGGGGCACCTCGGCTGCCCTGGTCGCCCAGGCGACCAAGATCGTCGAAGGCTACCATGAGAATGGCGTGGCCGTGCCTGGCTACAAAGCTGCAGGCGTCAAAACCACCGTCGCAGCCGCCGGTGAGAAGCTAGTTCCGGTAACTGGCCTACTCGTGGCCGATGACGGCTACGACCACGACACGCTGGCTGCCAGCGCAAGCGCAACGGTGTTTGCCTACATCCAGAGCCTGGATATCGGAGAGGAGTGCCTGTTCAGTGAGATCATTCGCGTCGTCAAGGATCTGGACGGCGTATACGACTTCAATCTGACTGCTCCGGCCGCAAACGTCCCGGCCACCAACAAACAGAAACTCATGCCTGGGGCGATCAACATCACATGAAGCTAACCCAGAAGCTGCTCGGCCTGCTGCACCGCGTCTTCGACCCTGATCCGGAGCGATTCCTTGCGCTGCGCCTGAGCTACGCCGGATCAATGACCTGGGCCGTGTCTAACGCGGTCCTCACCACCACCGTCACTGGCGGCCCCGGACAGAGCCTGACCATCGACCTGACGGCCTACACGCTCCGGCAGCTGGTGAACTACCTGTCGGAGCAGCCTGGCTACGATGTCCTGAGCGCGGGCAATGCCGAGCAGCTGTCGCTTGGCGCCAGGGTCTTGATCGATGCGACTGGGGACATTGCGAATAGCAACGGCGACCACCTGTACGGCTATACCAGTTTGGCCTGGGCCTTCCTTGAGCCTGCGGCCGTCGAGCTGCGCGCCGCCAGGAAGCAGATCCCCGAAGCCATCAAACAGCTGAGCATCGGCACCGCTTCCGACGACTGGCTGGATGAGCTGGGCAGTTACTACGGCGTGGGTCGCTTCCAGGGGGAGAGCGACGGGAGCTACGGGCCCAGGATCATCGCCGAGGTCGTTCGTCCGCGCAGCAACAACGTGGCTATCGAAGCCGCCATCAGCTACTACACCGGGCAGAAGACCACCGTCACCGACGTTGTCGTCTATGGCGACATCTTTCCGAAGTACAACGGCGCCGTCACCCGAAACAGCGCCTACAACTACCAGAGTACCGCTCAGCCGCGATACGGTTTATTCGACGTCGAGTACGGCTACGACTTGCTGGGTGACGATAACCCCACCGATTTTGCGGGCATGGTCGAGGCCATCATCGACAAGCTTCGAGCGGCCGGCACTCACCTGCGGGCGCTGTCGCTGAAGTCTGGCGCCATCACCGACACTTTCACCGAGCCGGTGGACGGAGCCATGACGATCGTGGCCAGCCCGATTCTGGAAGACTTGCTCACCGCTCCAACGGAAAACGAGGTTGAGCTTGTGTCCAGCCTGGCCGCGATGGCCGACAGCCTGGAGGCCCCGAACGACGATACGACTGGCACCATCGTCTACAGCTATCGTTACAACAGCGTTCGGACCCGCAACGGAGCCATCAACTACATGGGTGGCCAGACCGGCCCGCTGTAGCCTGCCCCGTCGTGACGCCATGCTCCAAGGCAGATTATTTGGAGCATATCCATGTCCGGCTTCCGTATTTCCGAAGAATTTGAACAGGCCCCGAGCGGCCTGTTCCTGCTGCACGTCTACCGTCGCGGGGAGCTGATCGAGGTCTTCGAAGAAAAGAACCTGATCGTCACCAACTCCAAGGCCATCCACGCCGCGCTGCTGGGCGGGAACGTCACCAACCAGAGCGTTGCCAAGATCGGCTACGGCACCAGCACCACCACGCCTGCCGCTGGCAACACCTCGCTGACCAACCAGTACCTGAAAGCTCTGGACGGCGTGACCTATCCGGCCACAAACCAGGTGTCGTTCCAGTTCTCGCTCGGCGCTAGCGAGAATAACGGCGTCTCCATCGGAGAATTCGGCCTCTTTACGGGCGGCAACGTCCTGTACGCGCGCAAGACGCGCACCACTGCAATTCCAAAGGCGTCCGATCTGTCCTTCTCGGGCTCTTGGATCATCTCTTTCTGAGGCTTTGAGTAATGGCCAACCAACCCGAAATTAACCAGTACGACGCCACGATCTATCAGCTTGAATCCACCGACCCGGTGGATGGCGGTGTCGGCGCCGTTTCGAACAAGCCGCTGCTCGGCCTGGCGAACCGTACCAACAACCTGAACAAGCGCCTGAGCGACGTCGAGTCCGGCACTACCCTCATCGACGTGTACGCGCCGAAGAACTCGCCTGCGCTGACTGGTACCCCGACCGCACCAAACCAGGCGGCTGGCGACAACAGCACCAAGATCGCCAACACAGCCTTCGTGCAGGCGGCGGTGAACGGCCAGGTCAGCGTCAGCATCGCCGGCAACACGAACACCACGCTCACGGTCGCCCAGTACGGCGTGTCCACCGTCATCCTGACCGGCGCCGTCACCGGCAACAAGGCGGTGATCTTCCCGGCCCTGTCTGGCCGCTGGCTGGTCATCAACCGGGCCACTGGCGCGTTCACCGTCACCTGCCGCACAGCTTCCGGCACTGGCGTCGTCATCAACCAGGGGGCGTCGAACGCCATCTTCTGCGATGGCACCAACATCGGCGTCGACCAGACCGATTTCATCAGCCCGGCGCTGACTGGCACCCCAACGGCGCCAACCCCGGCCAACAGCGACATCAGTCAGCAGATCGCCACCTCGGCATTCGTGCGCAACGTGATGTCGATGCTGGGCCTGGGTGACACCAGTCTGTCTGCGACCATTGCCGACTTTAACGACGCAAACGTCGCGTCCGGCATTTACTGGGCCAGCACGTCCGCTACGAACAATCCTATAGCTGGCACGCAGGGCCTTCTGATCCACAAGGTTGCTGGTGGCGCTGGTCTCCAGATCTATTCCGTTTACAACATGGATCGTGTGTTGTGGCGCCGGCGCACGTCGAGCGTTTGGGGTCAGTGGAACGAGTTCGCTAACCTCGACAGCCCGGCATTCACCGGGAACCCGACTGCGCCTACGCCTGCCCTTGGCGATAACGACACCAGCATTGCGACGACTGCGTTCGTTCAAGCGGCGATGGCGGCGTTCGGTATTGGCTCATCCAGTACAAAGGCTGGCGTCGATCTAAATACGCTCACTAACGGCGGTATCTACTATTGCATTAACGCCACGAATGGTCCGATAGTAGCCGCCGGGGCAACCATCAATGGATACATTATCGTCGCGCAATACGCGGATGGCGCGACATACGGCATGCAGATGTTTGTCCCAACTGCTGGCGCTGGGGCTGATTACAACTCCATGTATTTCCGCCGCAGGATTGGGTCGAATTGGGGGGCATGGACACAGTCGGCAAACATTGATTCCCCTGCCTTCACCGGAACGCCGACGGCGCCAACCCAGGATGTCGGCGACAACAGCACTCGCTTGGCTACAACTGCGCATCTGCGCAACACCTTGAACAACTTTGGGCTGGGTGCGTACAACACGGGCGCCATACCAGCAACACAAGCAGAGCTGGCGACGATACCGTCTGGCAACTACTACTACCCATCTGTGATTACGCCCTACCCGCTGTTCGCCTTCGTGCAGCGCACGACATACGGCACAAACAAAGGGTTTGAGATCGCAAACGTTCCCTACACAGATCGCCTGTTCCTCCGTGCGAGCAACAACGACGGCACCTGGCGCGCGCCGGTGGAAATGTCGCCTCTCGACAGCCCTGCGCTGACCGGAACCCCGACGGCGCCGACTGCAGCGGCCAACACCAATACCACCCAGTTGGCGACAACTGCGTTCGTCCTGAACCAGGCAGCCACGGCTGCCCCGCAGCCTCTGGGCGCCGCTGCAGCCGTTGGCAACGGTACGCGCTACGCCCGTGAGAACCACGTGCACGCTGTGCCGACACTGGATGCCCTGTCGAACGTAACCATCACGGCCAACTCCAACGGCGAGATCCTGCGGTGGAACGGAACCGCCTGGGTCAACAACACTCTGGCCGAGGCGGGCATCGCGCCGGTGGCATCTCCGGCCCTTACCGGCACGCCAACGGCTCCGAAAGCCGCGCAGTTCGCCACTGGTTCGCAGATCATCAACGCTGATGCGCTGAAGGCTTCCGGCGTGCAGTTCAGCGGTGTTCGAACTGTGAACTTGAGTGTAGCGACCGACACGCTGACCCTTGCAGACGTCGGCGGCCTCTACATCATCACTGGCAGCGGTGGCGGCACGGTCACCCTGCCAAAGGCCAACACGGTTCCAGCCGGCGGCCGTATCACTATCCGCGCGAACAACACCTCGGTTTCTACCAACGTTGTAGCAGCGGCCAGTGGCGATACGTTGACCGGGGCCCTGCAATCGACAGCGCCGGCTGGCACTTTGCGCAGCGGCGACAGCGTCACTGTCGTTTCTGATGGCGTAAGTACATGGCATGTCGTCGCGGACGCGACTTACAACTTCACAACTCAGGCTGTGGCGCGATGGTTCGTTTCTAACCAGTCGCTGGCTGATATTGGTTATCAGAAGCTGCCAAGTGGGCTGATCATTCAATGGGGTGTTGCCCCGACAACTACAACAAGCTCTGCGGTAACTTTCCCGACCGCGTTCCCAACCAAGTGCGGGTATGTGGGAAGTCATGACCAAAACTCTGCTGGCGCCACCAGCATGAGCTTGTTCCAAGTCACAGGGCTGACCCTGACAGGATTCACCGCAGTTAACGTTGCGTCGATTACCCGGGGCTCTACAACAGTAAACGCCGTCACTTCGGCGAGCCGTCCGTGGTTTGCTATTGGGTACTAAGAGAGCGAAAAAATGATTTTCTATTCAGCGTCTACCGGCGGCTTCTACGACTCCGAAATCGTGCTCGACATTCCAGAAGACGCGATCGAGATTTCCTGGGAGGATCGAGCTTCCCTGCTCAATGGCGAGGCGCAAGGCAAGCTGATCAGGCCTGGCAACGATGGGAAGCCGATCCTTGTCGATGCTCCGCCTCCAACCCTGGAGGAGCTTACTGTCAACGCCCTTCAGCAGCGGGACAGCCTTCTGGCGGCTGCCGCAATCCGGATTTCCCCCCTGCAGGACGCAGTGGATGAAGATGAGGCGACCGAAAAGGAAGTTGCGGCTCTCAAGGCCTGGAAGCAGTACCGCATCAAGCTCAACCGGCTACAGGAACAAGAAGGATTTCCGGTTGAGATAGCCTGGCCGGAGTCACCAGAATAAAGCTGGAGTTGATTGCAAAATAGACCAATATACTGCCGCCTCTGGGCGGCGGTATTGGTTGATGCCAGGGCTGTATTCTAATTTGTCCGTTGTCGTGACGCGAACATTCTGGTGCTGCAATTCGCAGTACCAACGGACTATTTTAGATGACTGACATCGGCCCATACGGCAAGGTAAGTTTCAACGACAACTCCAATATCCGCAATGAGGGCGGGGTGGTCGTAATCACTGCCGGCACTGACTCCTCGGTAGGTAGTGAGCTGGTTATTGGCACTGGCCAAGTGTCTCTCGACAGCGTCAAACTCGCCACCGAAGACTACGTCGACCAGGCTGTGCTTGGCGGCTCGTCCGGCGGTGGCGCAACCGAGCTGTACGTTGACACCAAGGTCGCCCAGGTTGACTCGAAGGTCACCGCCCTGACCACCCGCGTCTCCACTCTGGAAGCGAACGCTGGCAGCGGCTCTGGCAGCTACAACCCTGGCGCGTTCACCAACGTGTCGTCCTTCGGCGCCGGCTGGGCCAACAGCGCAGGTCTGGGCGCTCAACCGCAGGCACCGGCTGGCTACCGCAAGACCGGCACCGACGTCGAGCTGCGTGGTACCGTGGGCGGCACTGGCGCCAGTGCGATCATCTTCATCCTGCCGTCGGGCTTCCGTCCGCAGTACCAGGTGACCATCCCTGTGTCGGGCACCGAGGCCTTCGCCGTCGTGAAGATCAACCCGAACGGCCAGGTGCTGTTCACCGCCCCCAACAGCAACGCCACCATGGTGTCGCTGCACGGCGTGCGCTTCTCCCTCCTGGCTTAATCAGCCCTGCTGCACAGCGCGCCCTTCGGGGCGCGTTTTGTTTCTAAGTACTTGTCGTGACTTCAATATTTAGTCGCTGCAATCCGCAGCGTTAATGGACTACTCTTAGATGACTGCTATTGGCCCATACGAGAAGGTAAGCTTCAACGACATCGCCAACCTGGAAGTGCAGCCTGACGGTGCTGTGATCCTTTCGACTGGTGGCGACGGTTACACCGGAAAGAAGTTCACGTTCTCCGCTGAAGGCAAATTGCTGGTCGACGGTGTGGAATACAGCGGCGCTGCTCCAGCGGCCCCTGCGGTTCCAGCCTTCATCGCACCAACGCTCCTGAATGGCTGGACCAACAACGGCAACACTGCGCAATGGGCTCAGTCGGTCGCGGGTTACCGCAAGCACTCCGATGGCACCGTCGAGCTGACCGGCCTGGTCAATGGCGGCGCGCTGGGCACCAACATCTTCAACCTGCCGGCCGGCTACCGCCCCGCCAACCAGAAGGCCATCCCTGTGGTCAGCTCGGCGAACGGCGATACCCTGGCGGTGATCAAGATCCAGCCGAACGGCAACGTGCTGTTCTCCGCTGGTGCTCCGTCGCTGGTCTTCCTGACCGGCGTGCGCTTCCCGCTGGCCTGATCTCCTCCGCATTACGACGCACCCTTCGGGGTGCGTTTTTGTATCCGCCGATCGCTCCAGCGTGGGCCGCATGGCGTCGTGACATCAGCCTTTGCTCAGTCACCACGAACATGGACCCAACGCAAAATGACCCGACCCTTCAAACGCACCAAGGCCCTCGCCGACAAGTCGGCCTGGATGCTGATGCTTCCCTCCGTCATCGCCCTCTACTTCATCGACCAGGCCATGCTGAAGACGCTGGTCGAGTGGCTGATCTTCGCCCCGTTCCTGGCCGGTGTCGCCGTCGTGGTCAGCCGGATCGTGTTCCCGCAGATCCACCTGACCGAGCTGGTCCGCGAGACCACCCTGGGCAACAAGGCTGCCTCGGTCCTGGCGTCAGCGCTGGTGCTGTTCGTGGCGCTGATCGTGCTGGCCCTGGTCATGTGGGCGAAGGCCTGATGA